TTACATCGAAGTACTGCTGACAGAACTTACGAGTATAGCGGTTACCACCTGCATACATGTCAATTGCTAATGCATCAACGAAATATTCAATATCTCTCTTACATTTTGCATCTGAAGGAATAGAAGAGCTAGGATACTGCGTCTTCATATCATCAAATGCCATTCCAGCAATCATTGCTTTATTCTTCTGAATTAAGCGATATGCGTCTTTAAATCTACTCCAGTTGTTAGTAATAACATCTGAAGGGAAATAATAGTCAGGATAGTCAATTGCAATGCTTGCTTCGGCAAAATCGATGATTTCTTGCTTATTATTAGCAACGTTACGTTTTGCGTCTAAAAATCTGTTTCCAGCGATTCCGTGGAATGTAGAAACGGGGTTTCCATAATCTACGTCTTTAGAAACGATTCTATCGCCAACTTCGATATTTCCGTTAGCAAGATTGGTATAAGTGATTTCTGTAGTTCTTACTTCTTCAAAATCAAGGAAATCAGCGTTAATACGCTCTTCATCATTATAAAGCTCTGTAGGAGTAATAGAAGACTGTGAAATGTCATCTAGGATAACATTTGGATTTTCAAGACTTACAAGACGCTCAAACAGTAATCCGAAGAAAGTAGACCCTCTATTAATGATTAATTCGTCAACAACCTCAGAAGTGATAGGATCAACGTATGGAGAGATAAATGTAATCTGTCCAGCAATCTTAGAAGATGCAGAGTAGATATACTCGTTAAGTTTAAGATCAAAGATACCAGTCTCAAATTTAGCAGTACCTGAAGTCTTAGAAACAACTAGACGGTCATTTACAACACCATCGACAACGTTAGTCTCTTCAATGATAGCAGTGTCACCTTCAAGGTTAGTAACACTTTCACCGAATCTAAAGATAGTTTCAGTGTTAACTAGAGTTACAGATTCAACTAGAGCAGAGAAGATTTCACCTCTTACAATTTCTTCGTTAAGTTGGAAGGTACCAGGACCGACATTAATAACATCAATATGATTCAATCCTGAATCAATTACAGTACCAAAAGCATCAGAGAATACACCTTGGACTGTTTGTCCTAAAGTTGGGAAAATACCGTAGTTAGATCCACCACCAGAAGTGTAAAGTGCAATTCTGTAGATAGGTGTAGGAGTAACTCCTAAGATTCTATAGTTAACTTTAGATGCTGGTTTAGGTGGCTCAGAGAATACTAAGTTAGGACCAACAACTTGATAAGATTCACCAGGTGCCTGAATAACACCGTTAAGTGTAATCATCAACTGATTCTGTTGGACAATTACTTGCTCACCTTCAACAGTAATTGGGAATTGCTTGTCTATACCATTAAACTGTGGTGAAATATCATCTAATTTCTTAACAATAGAAGTTAAGATTTCCTCAGAAGATGTCAAACGCTTCTTACGGAAGAGAACCTCGGTATTGTTGTAATCAGTATAGATTGGTTGTGCAGCACCAAATGATGTGATTTGGTTTACATTACTATAGTTGTTAATGTTAACCTGTTTAGTAAACTCAGTACCAATCTTACGTCCAGATACGTCCTTACCACCAGTCAGTTGTAACTGACCAAACATGTTGAAACCTGCTGGGTGGTTATTCTCAAGGACTTGAGTTTTCCACTCAGTAATTGGTGTTTCAGACTTAACAACATAAGAGAAATTCTGATAGAAGAAACTATCTTGAATCTTCTGGACAATCTCAGATGGTTTACCAATATCATCGATGAATCTACCTGGAGTTTCAGTTAGAGAACCAATATTCAATACACCACGAGCAATACTCAAGTTATCGATAATACCAGATGCTTTAGAGATAATACCAGTTACCTTTTCACCTGCTTTCCAATCACCAGTATAATCAACAATCTTAAGAATCTTAGGACCTATTTGCCAACCAGTATTTGTAGAAACAATACCTGTAGCAGTAGAAGTTTCAACAGTAGATCCTTGGAATACTTCTTCACCTTCAAGGAATCTGGAGGTTTCTACAACAGCAGTTGCTTTACCACCAAATACTTCAGTAAGAAGTGTCTGACGACCTTCACCTTGAGTTAGGAAGGTAATATAATCACCAGCTTGTGCTGATTGTAAAGTAAGACCAAATCTTATCTGGTCAGATTCAAGACCTGCTGCTTCACCAGCAATAGCATAGTAAACCTGTCCTTCAACCAAACTGGTTAAACCTGCGGTACTTGGTTTTGGTAATTCACCAACTGTAGTACCAATTGTATCTGCCCTAAACTGAACTTCGGCACCAGTTGTAATACCGTGCGGGAAGTTAAATTGTAGATAATTAAGGTCTAAGTTAACAACGTAGTTAAATTCTGATTTAAGAGTAACAGTTGGTTCAGAAGAGTAACCAGAACCAGGATTCTTAATGATAATCTCATTAAGACGATTATTCTTAACAACTGCTTCAGCAGAAGCACCAGATCCACCACCACCTGTGATTACAACAGCAGGAGTTGAAGTATATCCAGAACCTGGATTTGTGATAGTAATCTGACTTAGAATTGAAGTATTAAAGAGTTGTAAGTTAACAGGGAATGTAATCTCTGGTTTTAGAGTATAGTCATGAGAATAACCGAAACCAAATTCATTATTCTTCAGTCTCTTAATCTTACCAATATTAGTACCTGTTAAGAATACAGATGCACCTGTGCCTTCTTCTGGAATAACAACATTAACTGCACCACCAGAACCTGCTAACTGACTACCCAATATACCAGGAATAGCATCAATATCAATAGATGCAGTTGTATATCCTTTACCTGGGTCAGTTACAGCAACGTTGGTTAGTGTGCCAGATCCAACAGTATCATCAACTTCAACGGTAACAGTACACTTAGCACCTTCACCATCTCCAGCGATAGGGACATCATAGTAAACACCTGGAGCATATTCAGTACCACCAGAGGTAATAACAACCTTCTCAATCTGTCTGAATGATGCAATGTCACTAATGATAGGTAACTTCTGATAGAAACCACCAGCAGATACCAGTTTAATACTATTGATAGGTCCAACTGCTCTTAGAGAAGTAGTTGAATAATAGGAATATGGATTATCAAATTCGTCGTTAATTATTTCAGCTGATTGTCTCTCTGGCTCTTTAAGTAGAGGGAATTTGAATTCAGTATCACTTACAATCTCAGAGATTGCAAAGGTACCATCGAAAGGAGTTGTGATAACATCGATGAATGAATTCTCCCCAACAGGTGAATTAGCACCAACCCTAGATGGGTCAAAGTAGTAAGAGATATTAGTTACATCACCCAATACAGAGAATTTAACGAATGGGTAAGATCCACCACCAGAAGGAACACCAGGAGTACCAGACCTTTCAATGTTATTGAAAGAGTATTCTAGTTTATACTGGTTATCTTGAGAGAATGATAGGTAATATCCGAAGTTAGTTGTATCAGAGATATCAAAGACATACTGATGACTTCTAGTAAATTCTAATGTAGGATGCTTCGCATATATGTTAATGTTACTAATAGCATTAGCATTAAATGCAGGATCATCTAGTGCAACTTCTCTAATACCAAATGTAAATTCTCTAGTGCCAATTACTTGGTCAACAAAGAAACTACCATTGAATTGTAAACCTTGGAATCCTTCAGTGAATAGAATATCACCTACTTTAAATCCATGAGCACTATTTGATGTGCAATAGATTTGATTAGTTCTGGCCGTTGCTGTGCGTATGAGGTCTTTTTCCAGACGAGCAGTAACAGTTATCTTCTTAACTGATGCAAACCCAGAGATAACAACACTCTTCTCATCTTCAGCAACAGTAACGTTACCAGAGTTAAGACTTACAACGTCTTCTGGAATATAAGTTGATCCAGGATGAATCTCTTGAATTTGGACTGAATAATTATTACCTTGGTCATAAGGAAGATGTCTTGTATAAGTGGCAATGGATTCGCTAGTAGAAACGTGACTCCAAGTTACACCACCATCTGATGCATCTCCAGTATCATGAACAGGTGGTGTAGTGCCAGCAACTCCAGCACCACCCGATGCAACGGTATAAACGTTTAGTTTATGCCAAACTTTTTGTCCTTCAACATATAGAAGACCACTATCCCATTCAGGCATATCCATGCCAAGATACTGAGGACGTGGATAAGGATGCTGAGTTAAATCAATAGTAAACTTACCTGCATCATCAATGAATGCCCAGTTGATTACGCCATCACTCTGGACACCAGCAGTATGTTCTGGAGTAATAGTACCAGAAGTACCAGCACCTTGTGCTTCGTAAATCTTCTTATCACTGTATACTCTATCACCCTGAGCATATGCTGTACCTGCTGCCCAAGGAGATTCAGGCTCTTCAGTATTGAAATATGTACCAGCAATCTGGTTAACATCACCAACATCAGTCCTATAACGGTCTGTGTTATTGAATGTACCGTAAATCTTACCAACTTTATACTTGGTGCCAACACCAGGATTTAATAGAGTTCCTGTTGGAACTTCTACAATGGTGCCATATGCTTGAGTTACACCAGCTGTGTTGAATTGTTGGATAATAGAACCCTTAGTCAACTTAATATCTTGACTGAAGGTAAACTCCATTACATTATCAATCTTCTGATACAATGCATCACGCATGTAGAACTTACTGATTACATCAGCAGTAATGAGTAACTTCTTACCTTGTGGTGAAGGAATAGTAGAAGTCTTAGATGCATATTGATATTGTTTCTGCGTTAATGTGTATGTGCCAGGAATATAAGTGGAAGGTGCCTGAGACATATCCAATATCTGAAGACCACCAGGACCTGCTTCCCATAATGTAATAGCACCAGCACTGAGAGCAACCCATGTAGTTTGAGTTGAAATATCAGTTAGAGCAAAATTAGTATACTTATCAATTCCAGTAGCAGTATATGATCCACGACGACTGTGAAGTCTATCAAACTTAACTAAAGCAATATCAGAATCAGATGTGGTTACTGGAAGTTGGTCAGAAGGCATTGTATATGCAGCAGTAGCATATGGTGCCTTATCATCAACTACAAGGTCATCAATCCAACCAATGAATGAGTTACCAGCTACAGGTCCAGAATACTTACCAGCAATGGTCATATCCTGTAAACTAATATCAGATGTGCTCTGATAACTTACTTGTTGGTTACCATTAATGAATACTTCATAACGGTATAAACCAAGTGACTCTTCTCTCTTCTGGAAGGTTACATGACACCAAGCAGCACCTGCAAATGCAGTCCAGTTAGTAGCAGAGGTAGAAACTGCAACCTCAACACTATTAACGTATAATACCCATTTCTCGAAGTTTGCACTATTTGAATCTCCATCAAGCTCAACTTGAATAGAATCTCCAGCAATAGGAGTTAAATCAAAGAATATTGGTTTGGTATTCTGTGCAGACTGTTGTGCAGTTGCTAGAGAGAACCAACCTTGGAAAGACCACTCAGGATTTTGAAGATTATAACCTGAAAGTTTAATTGGGCAAACTGCACTTAGTTTTAGTGCGGAAGTACCAAATCTGTAGAATGATGTATCTAATGATGCATCAGGTACAGAATAAATGTTGAATGTTGCTGTATTCTGCTTAGTGTTATCAAAGTCAATATCACCAGCAGTATCAAAACGATATGATGCTAATTGGTCAGATTGCTTACGATTAAGAGTAACAATGCAATCACCAGAGTTATCAACAACATGGTCTTTTGCTTGCCAACCAATGTTGACTGTATCATCAACTTTAGTTTCTGAGATAATACTACCATCATACTTCATGTAATGGATGATAGAATAACGCTGATTCTGACTCTCTACTACATCACTGATAAGAGTATAGTTGCCAAATACGTCAACACTAATACCAGCATGATTGATTGAATCAATACTACCAGAAACAGTAACAGTCTTAGTCCATTCCCATTGAGTATTAGCAGTTGCTAATGGGAATTTATTAATTTGAATGCTGTCAAACTTAGCAGCACCATTATCATAGATGTCCCAAATAAGGACAACATCTTGATATTCGTCAATAACGAAACGTGGATTTCTTACATATCCACCAGTAACAGGGACTTGACGAATCCAACTAATTTCAATGTTTGCACCATCATAATAGAAGACACCAAATAATACATCATTATTTTCTTTGTTGACACCGACAAACATAAAGTTGTCATCAGATATCCACTGAATTTGATGTAATTCCTCATCACCATCCTCAGATGCAATCTTACGTTTCTCAACTAAGTCTCCATCCAAGTCACACTGGATAACCCACATATCATTAGGATCTGGTGAGTTAGAATCAGTATAACCTGCAAGGTAGATATTCTTATCTTGGTCTAAGCAGATAGAAGTTACCCAATCTCTACGGGTGCTACCAGAGATACCTGCAATTGCTTTCTGCCATTTGAGGATACCATCAGGAGCATTAGCATTATTAAATCCAGACTCATATAGACCCATCCAAACATCAGGATTGAATGTAGCATTGTTGGGGTCATAATAATGTCCTGTGACATATATCATGTCATTCTCAAGACTTGAATCAAGATGCATTCTTGCAAATTCAAGTTTCTTCTGACCTACGTTTTGAGGTATTAGAGTCCTTTCCCAAATGAGCTGACCTAGGTCATCAAACTTGGCAAGGAATGCTGCCATATCACCATCAGTCTCAGTGATACTACCGCAAATATAGGTATATCGGTCAGGTGATTGAATTGTATGATGTACATTAATTGTACCAGTTGCCTCATGGTATTCAGACAACCAATAACGAGTCTTTTTAAATTGCTGTGGATGTGATACTCTGATTTGAGGAGGATTATCTTCATCATAACCATTACCAGAGTTAATGATATTGACAGTTTCAACTTGACCTGTCATCTCACGTCTAATCTCTAGTTGAGCATCCTGTCCTTGAGGAGTGATAACCTCAAATGTTGGTGGAATATCTTCAACGTATCCACTACCTTCCTGAAGGACGTTAATTCTTTCAACACCTGCTACAACCTTAACACGGTAGACTTTATTGGTGTTATCAATGACAGGACGTGAGTTAACAATAACTTCATCTTGTTGACGAAGCTCATGTCCCTCTGATGTAGTAATATGACCATAGGGACGGTCACCAATCATCTCCTTATTATAAGAAACGATTTGTTGACCCTTAACAGATTCAATAAGTGCAGATGCACCAAAACCACCAGTACCTTCGTTATCGAAGAATACGGTGTCATTTACCTGATAAGATTCACCTGGATTCTCAACTACGAATCCGTCGATTTGAGCGTTTTCAAATTGGGTGGTTGTTTCAACTTCGATGTCAACTCTGGATTCCGTTGATACAGAAGGAAAGTAATCGTATATCTGTAGCGTTGCCTCCTCCGACATTTCAAGAATTTCTTGTTGCTCATCAGCATCAATAATTCCATCATTATTGGAGTCTTGAATTTCAAAGATTAAAGGATATCCTTCTATCTCAGTAGTAAGGACATCTGCTTCTTGGTTAGGTTGACGGTCAACATCAATGTCAACTTCAGCAAATGGGTCTCTATAACGGACAACACCTGATGGGATATTCTCCTGAGTTGCAACTTGAGAGAAGTTCCAATCATCTGGTAGTGAGTTAAACTGAGGACCCATAATATATGGGAATTGTGCTATACCTGCGTCACTACTGTCGATAGTGATAAAGTAGGCATATGTGCCCTCTGGATACTCAGGTGTTTTACAGAATCTACCGTTGTAATTGTCAAGGTCACCAGACTGGAAATCGTAATAATAGTCAGCAACAAACTGACCAGCAGGATAGGTACTAAGTGATGGACCATCTATACGAGCAGGGTTAGGATTAGTTGTTTCATCATATACAACATTAGTCTTTAACTTATATGAGGTACGCATCCTTCTGATACCACTATTCTGGTCAGTAGGATCGATATATCCATAAGGACCATAAATTGGGTTACCATCATAAGCCCAACCTATAATAGGAGAGTGCTTATAGTTGGATGCTAATTCTTGGAATTGTTGTGTAACAGGATTGAGGAATACGTTATCTCCAACAACATATCTCAATTCTTTAGGATCTGATAAGTGAGCATACTCACCACCAAACTGGTTGTTATATCCAGTGAATACATAACCACTTGCTATGTCATAATTGTCAGCAAGGTCAAATTCTAGGTTTCTATTCCACTGATATACAGTAGGTGTAAATGACGCTAATTGACCCACTGCTTCGAGTCTAACGGTGGTCATTCCTTGTGTATACCCAATACCCTTGTTGGTAATAGTTACACCTAATACACGACCTTTATCTTCTCCGATTGTGCCGATAGTTGCTCTAGCAATAGCACCAAATCCATCACCATTAATAATGACATTAGGAGCAGTTGTATAAGAATTACCAGAGTTAATAATAGCGATAGATACGATTCTACCGTTAATAACGATTGGTTGTGCTAAAGCATTCTCACCAGAGTTAACTCTAACAGAAGGTAGAGAAGTATATCCTGTACCTGGATTAATAATACTGATGCTAGAAATAGCACCTCTAACGTTTGCAGTTGCTTCTGCTCCAGTACCTCCACCACCTGTGATAGAAACACTAGGTTGTGATGTATAACCAGATCCTGGTTGCTCAACTAGAATTCTTGTTACTCTACCACCAGTAATAACTGCTTGAGCAGTAGCACCGATACCACCACCTCCAACAATGGATACTAGAGGTGATTCTGTGTAACCAGTACCTTCAGCAGTTACATCGAAACTTTGAAGACTACCATTAACTATAACTTCAGCAACAGCACCAGATCCACCACCACCTGTAATTTCAAGGTTTGGTTTAGCACCAGCGTCATATCCTTCACCTACTTCATCTACACTGATATTAGTGATAGGTCCAAACTGGACATACTCTTTAGACTTGTAAGACCAGATAGAAACACCATTAACCCAAGCACCAATTGAGGTACCTGCTGCAACGTCTTTACGTTCGGAAATAGTCTGTACAAGTCGTGGGAAACGAAGAAGTTTCCTTTGGTTACCAGGAATAAGTGCAGATCCTGTAAAAGGTCCTATTTTGTAGTTTGGAAGACCAGATGCTGCAACATAAACGTATTCATCGTTAAAGAAGGAATTTTGGATGTTAGTAGTGAATTCACTAACAACTTTGTTGATTGAAGTAACAGTTGACTTACCTCTATTCAAATCAACGGAAAGTAGGATATTTCCTTGAGGAATAATCTCTGTAGGAGTTGCAATCTCATATGAGAAGGAATATGCGTCCAAACGAGATGTAACGACAAATGTGCCATTATAAACAACTGGGTTTGCACCATAGATGGTTACAGTGTCTTCAACGAGTAATCCATGTGGATTATCGCAAACAATAGTCGCAGTTTGGTTATTAACTCCTCCTGGGGTTACAGATGCAACTTGGATGAGTTTTTTAACGTTATATAACCAAGAACTCAATCTTTGGTCTTCTGCGGTCGATCCAAGGTTTGCAACCTTCAATTTATCGCCTTTTAGGTAATAACTACCCGTATTATCCAATACAGTCGTTCCAGCTTCGGCAATACCCAAAATACGCAATTTACACTCTTGTGCAGTGCCTCTATTGGTATAAACGAAAATATCCGAGTAAATAATCGTACCAGGATCCCAATCTTCGACAAGTCCGTTTTTAGAGCGAGTACACTCGATAAATTGGTTTAAAGACTTCTCTTTATACTGAACTTGCTCATCATCGTTAAGAATGATGGTACCATTCCTCTCAGGCCATCCAATAGTCGAGTCAACGGTAATAATCTGCCCTGTAGTCGTTAATGGCTCTACAAGTTTGGTTTTGTAAGGAATTACGAAGGATCCTTCCAAAGTTTCTTCGGAAATCGCTAATTCGTAGATAACATCAGTACCTTCGATGATTGTGATGACATTTTCAATCAGAGCACTTGCATCTTTGACATTATTGTCTACTGGGTCGGTATATTGATTAACTTCAGAGTCAATTAGGTTTGAAGGGTCTCCAGAAATCAATTCTGCCCTTAAAACGGTATCTACAACCCAAGTAGCGTGAGATGGACTAATAATCTCATCTTTTGGATAGTAAATATCGACTTCTTCACCAAATAGGATTTTAAAGAGGTATTGAGTCGCTAATTTAGTACCTTTTGAGATATAGAAGTCAGTAATATTCTTAATTACCTGAACTGGGTCAATTGACGTAAAATCAATGTCAATAGTCGGTAAATACTGTCTCCTAAACTTATCGAAGACTTCTTTGATGAATAAAGAGTCTAAATTGACAACTGTCTGTCCACTATTATGATTTGACTGCCTTAGAGCAGCTTCACCAGCATAAATCTCGTTATGGAGGTTATCATAAGCAACAGGACCTGAAACTCCTCTAGAACACTCCAAGAAAGCACTAGGAGCATATCCTATACCCTCTTCTAGGATATCAAAACCAGTAACTTGGTCAAATCCTACATCTACCGATGCTCTTGCCTTCTGAGGTTCAGCAATGTAGATTTTAGGTGGGAATTCAGTCGAATATCCAGTACCAAAGTTGGTAATGTTGATATCAGTGATTTCACCGTTAAAAATGGTGGCAGCAGCAGTAGCACCAGTACCGCCTACAGGTACACCGTAAGCATCCTTGCGATCATCAACAATATAGACAGATGGAGCATCAGTATAACCCTGACCACCTGTTAACATCTCAATATTAGTAACAGAACCAGATGCAACAGTCACATCAAGGACTTGAGCACCAATTGGGTCGATTATCTGGACTCTAGGGACGGAAGTATAACCTTTACCACGATTAACTACGTTAATCTCATATAGTTGACCATCTTGGTTAATTTTTGCTATTGCTTGAGCATTGATACCGTCACCAGGTGCTGGATCAATGTAAACAGTTGGTGGATTACTATATCCGAGACCCATCTCGGTAACACCGATGCTACCGATGTTAACTCTACCCTCACTATCGATAGTAGGTGCTGAAATCTTCGCTCCACCTGGATTCTGGAAAGAAATCGCAGGAATAAAGTCATAACCACTACCACTATTAGTAATAGTGATAGAATCAATCATACCAGTGGTGTCGTCAACGGTAAGCGACAGCTTCGCAGGTGTCCCGTTGGAGTTTGTAGGGGGAGCACACACTGGAACGGGTGGATTATATGAGGTATAACCTTGACCACCGTCAATAAGGGTTATATCCTTAATTCCACCAATCAAAGACCTTGCTGTAGCACCACCACCGCTAGTTGATAGGATAGTTACCTTAGGGTTGAAGTCAATACGATATTTGCTACCACCTTCCTTGGGAATTAGTGCTGTAATCTGCCCTGAGTCGTCCACAGAAGCGATTGCAGAGGCACCTGACCCATATTGGGGTGCGATATACTCTACAGAGCGAATATGGATAGAATCAGCAGCACCAATAGGATTATTGAAGACAACTCTGTCTTGGAAAACAGTATAATCAGTATATGGCTCCTGAAGACGATTATTCTTCTTAATAATCAATCCAATTTCAGAAGTTGGAGTATATGGTTGTGTATTTACTCGTAATGGATAATTTTTAGTATTCTGCCACTCTTCATAAGGAATAGCATCTGTAGTTTGGACTACTTGATCAGAATAACCAATCAAATAGGTAAGTTGAGTAAATTGACTATCGTCTGCACCTGTCCTCATTCTAGGAGGCTCAGTAAAACGAATATTTGACCCTTCTATGAAATAATCAACATTAGGCACCTTCATGTCATTGTAAGTAATGACAATTAAGTGTTCAGCAGAAGGTGGAGCAACAGGAGTACCTAAGAATGATAATGGGAAGATGGTTTCAGTGCCATCAAACAAATCAAAGGGGTTTTCTAGTTGTTGCTTCTTCTTATTAAACTGACTAAACGAAATACCTGGAGTAATAATGACATCAGGACCACGAGTCACGTCTTCGTAGTAAATGACCTCATTATCAATCATTATTGACCCATTTCTGGGTTGGAATCCATCAATTCCCTCTACTTCAATCTTTTTATCATAGACACCAATATCCTTCAGCAGTTTAGTACTACTAGACAACTCCGTTGAGCTATACTGGTCAAGATCTAGGTATCCTAAAAGGTTGTTTAGGATATCATACGGTCTACCCGTTTTTTCTTGAGACTTGTAATACTCAAACAAGAAATTGACAAGTTGTCTGTCTTCCTGCCGAATGAAATCGGGTAGTTGGTATTCTACCCTATCCGATACGTTAATATTCTTCGTAGGCATCTATCTTAGAAACAAGATTCGCTGACTGGATACGTGAATGCATCCGTTGGATAATCAATGATATTTATACCCCCAATGTTACCGTAATTGTAACCATTAAAGTTGTTAGGATCGAAGTTGGGGATTGACACATCGTTGATTGTGTAGTCAATTGGATTGACTGTTGGGTTAAAGATTGAGGGGTCAACACCTGGTGGGATTGTAAGTGATCCACCAGCTGGAAGTACCTGAATAGGTAATCTGGTAGTGCCATCAGGGGTGCCCTGAATAGCAATAGGTCCGACACAGACCTGACCTGTTTTATAATCAACTGTTCCGACAGCTGGATTGAGGATTACCTCAGTCTCATCTCTCTTCGTCACTAGAATCAAGTTTCCTTTACCGTCATCTCTAATATTTACTGCAACTAATACAACATTGTCAGTATTAGTTGAAATTACTGGACTACTTATCTGAGCATTTGTAGATCCGTCAGAAAGTGTCAAATTAACGAGGTCTTCAGTGTAACCAGTGGCATAAAAAGTACCAGATTTGACTACAGCGAAGGATGGAGCACAAGCATCGCCATCTTTATCACCTGCAAGGTCAGATGGGTCAAAAAGTGGGTTTCCAAAGTCTAAGCATTGGGTAAATACGTTACCAAAGGTGAATTTATCGAGATTTTGACCTAAAGTCATCTGAGTAACGTTACCTGATATAGCAGTATCACTACTATCAATCATAGAACCGAATTTAGACCCATCTAAGCGATTTCCAAATCTATTATTCTGTTGAGTAGTGTTAAATTGGTCAATTGCCTGTAAAACCTTAGTTGCGAGTTGAGCACCAGTCAAAGATGTCTCTCCACCATTGTAGTAAATGTAAGATTTCGGAATAAGGTAGAAACTTGTTGGGTCAATGATGACTGGCTCGATAGAAGCAACAGAATACTTCTTCAAATCGTTTTTAATCCTTGCCTTTGTACTAGCATTGAGTTTATTTCCCGTTTTTGGTCTAATTGCAATGTAAACCTTACCATATATGGGTGGAGATAGTTTCTCACCACCATAAGCGGTCACAGATGCTGCCTGAGGGTAGATTTCAGATACTATATGCTCATAGTCATTCTCAGTAACTGCTCTATTCTGGGTTGCATACGCTCTAGGTGCTCTAAACTTGACTGATAGACCAGTTTCACGCTCTTCACCGTCTTGAGAAGCGTCTTTAGTATGAATAGAGATGCCAGCAGGGGCAATTACCCTTCCATCAGAGTCAATTATGTTGCCGATGTAGTCAAAATTACGACATCCGTTAGCTTCAACACCATAAGTGGTAACATAGTTGATTGTGATGAATTCTCCATCAATCAATTTACGTCCTAAGACCCCATCTCCGAATAAAAGACGGTATCTAAGGTCATCTGTCTCCTCCAAATAGTAAATTCTGGAGGTTGCATTCAATGCTGTAGCATTTGATACCAAATTATAGGTATCAGTCTCTGAAGATTGAGCATTTGGACTGATATCTACGGTCAAAAGACCTGTATCAACGTTTTCAGCAGGGATAACGAATTCTTGTTTCTTAGTATAGTCCACTGTATAGTGGAATGACATCAAATTACCTTGATATACCAAGACATTATCGAAAGTTGCTAGTCCAGTAGAGGTATCTACAGGGACTTTAATGTCCTGAAGCACTGCAAAGGTAAAATTATCACTATCATTCTCTGCAACAAAGACATCACCCTTCTGAAGAGTAGCAAATTCGGGGAATGTAGTACCATTTAAGGCAGTAGTTGTCTGAGCAATGATTTTAAGACACGCCCTAGGTGCCTTAATTGACCTTGGGGTGTAGTTTAACTGCTTTGCAATCCTTACAATGTTATCTCTAACAGTAGCAGTCTCTAAAAATGCCTCATTTAATGCCATATTAGCATTGAAGGCAGTGTAATAAGTGTTATAAGCGAGGATGTCAATCAAATAAGACGCAGAGCTTCCCTCAAAATCATAATCTGTAAACTCTTTTCGAGTCCTAAGATAGGATTTGATGGATTCTTTGATTTCAAAGAAGTCTAGCGACGTTAATTGTGATGGAATAGCTGACATTTTACGCTCTTTCTAGTAGAAAGTCTACTGTTTGTGTTTGGGACTCACCTACAATCGTATAGTCAATAGAAACGAATGCTGCATTCGTATCTGATTCATCTCGAATATTTACATTAGTAACCTCAATTCGTGGTTCTAGTCTTTGGAGACAATTCATTATCTCTCCTTTGATGGAATCCACTGAGAATGGATCCCATGGTTCGAATAATAGTGCTTTGACACGAGATCCGATATTCTGCTGAAATGGTCTCTCTCCAAATTCGGTAAGAATTAGATTACGCACCGATTGCTTTATAGCATTTACATTTTTTACCACGCCAATATCTCCAGTCGAAGGGTTAGCATTAAAGGATATTGCTAAGTCTTTGAATCCTCTGGAGACATATTTTTCAGATCTGAATCTGTATGATGGCATTCTTGTAATTTGCTATGAAAATATTTATCACATCTAGGGTCGGTTATTAACACCATACCTTGATCTATAACAAATTGGGCAATATCTACTCTTACCATTTTATTTAGCTCACTTTCCTTGACCTTTGTATGCTTTCTTCTTGCCATTCCTAGAAGTTGCTGCATATTTGGTGTTTGCACTCCTCCCTTGACGAGTTTTCTTCGGGTTAGGAATCACATATGACCCAGTACCCCATGCTCCAGTTGTTGATTTTGCCATAATTAAATTAATTTACTAAGATGCTAACACAGTTGGGTGCCCCCAGGCAACCACTGATGAACAAGGGTAACTAAATCCAGGGAATCCCACCCCTAGTGGATCCAGAATCCTTGCAATTGGTCTCTTGAGTGCAAAAACGGTTATCGTTGTTGCCATCAAAGTCCTTATATGTCCAATACCACCCATGTCTTCTATAGTTAGGATAGAACACGGAATGGGTGTGGGAATAGGACACATCGCTTTACCGCACGGACAAATGTATACTACTATATTTGTACACACAGAAATGTGCGGAATGAACGTATCTCCCATCAAACTGATAGGAATCCCATTCACAAGCACAGTCGCCCGCAATGGGGTGATTGGCATCATGGGAATGAGAGGCATCGGAGGCCACCAACACGTGAAATTCTTAATAGTAATACTATAAGGTATTGGTGGAGTACCACATGCCTGTACAGAGTGGACAGTAGAAGGCAAGCAGAGTCCTCATTCAGTGTAGTACCGTCAGTCCAAGAGTCTTGCTCACTACATTCATCGAAATATGGATTACCATAATTCCGTATAGCTCTATCTAGTGCTTCAATACTACCTGTTAGATTATTCCGCACAGTCATTGTACCATTATAGGGTCCCAGTAGCATTCTTGCATTGGTACCACTACCACTAATACGGTTAGGGTTAACCGCAATTGACGCATCCATACATTTGTCTAGTGCAGCACATGAATCAAAGAGCTCTGATGTCTGACACCATGTGTTTCCTGCTAGACCGTTTCCGTTACTATCATATCCACAGTACACATCTAACGGTCCGTCTGCTGCATTCACACCACGTACGTAACTGTCCCAACACTCGTTAGGTGGTATAGTCCCATTAGTGGGTGTAGCAACGGTAATTGCTGTATAGTCCACACTGTGAGGTGTGCCAGCTGGGTCACCTGCTGTGGGATGTCCCAACCATGTCTGTACCGCAGCACTACTACTGATATTGGTACCCGCCCATATCTGCAATTGCTCTAATTCTGTAAACCCTGCACGGTTATAGTCCCAAGTATTCTCATCTAATCCCACAGGTACGAATATAATGTCCGCACTATTGTTAGGGTCACGGTAACATCTTCCCTTAATAGAGCCTCGCTTGCAATTCCACATGCGTTTACCTGCATTATTTGGTGCGTCTCTGCGTTGCATCATAAAAGGTTTGGGTAAAGTCTTCATATAATCCATAAAGTTACCGCCTTGAGATCCAGTAACCTTACCTTCACACTCAATAGACACTCTATATGACGCAAGGTCGTCGTGAGATGCACAGTATTTGTAAGGTAACCACCCAAATGCCTTCTGCTCACCGTCATCACCCACGTCAAGATACGCACATGGGATGTCAAACCACCTCTGAATGTTGTAAAGTTTGGGTTGACCCGACTTAATACACCTATCCTTACCGAAAGGACCGTATAAGTGCGACTGATTCTCAACATATTGGTCAGTCTGCTGTGCAGCTTGCTGTGCGAAAGGCATTACTTCCTTCTCAAACTGTGCAATTCCTGGATTTAAAGAGCTCACTACCTCAAATTGCTCCCTACCAGGTAGTGATGATGCGACTTGACCTACACCAGGACCTATTTCGATACACCCAGCAGGTAGATTCATACAGTATGAGGTAGTATCATCTATTAATTCTGCTGCACGGATGTAACTATCAGGCACATCTACTGCTCTACCCGACTTAATAAGCTCAAATGATGAGTCAATATACTGTCTATTGCTTCCTTCCTCTTCCATTCCTTGCACACCACCCTCTATACCACCTCCAATACCGTCGGTTAAATCTTTACCTGTGTCACCAAATGCCTGTGGGTCGGGTGCTCCGTCCTCTTTTTGTAGATCCCACTTGATATGCTCAGGTTCAACTACCATTATCTTAGGTAAATCTGCCTGTGAATACCCTGCACCACCATCTACTACCCTTACTGCCTTGATTACACCTAGTGCATTCAACTCAGCTATCTCTAGGGTTGCTTTACGCATCTTCAAACGGTCTTTATTCTTATCCTGAGGGAGTGGAATTGCACCTGTATGGACACCAAAGGTCGATTGGGTGTCTCTAACTTGATCATGGACGGTCTGAGAGGACTCTGGTGTCTTAAATGTCTTCTTCCAGTCCTCATCCATAGAGACTGAATCACCCATAAACTTAGCAGTATCGTTAGGAGAGAAGTCTTCCATCTCTCTAGGGTGGACTATAGAGATTGTAGGTTGGACAAAACCCCTACCACCATTAATAATATTGACCGCAGCGACACTTCCATCGTTATCTATGACTGCTTCTAGCTTTGCTTCATCTAATGTCCTAAACGGAATGAGTGCTTTTGGGTTTATTTGGACTTTCCAGTAAGAAACCTTCTTGGGAAATTCATATACACCAGTAAAAGCGACCTTATTTGCTATTCCGTAACCTGCTAACACCTCAATTTCACCACCATCACTACTTGTAAACGCTTGTTGGTAACTAAAATCCTGTCCTACCGCACCAAATTGAGTAAATTCCATTACTCCGCACTTCAATTGGTCTCCAAAATAGTAAACTGAGACAATATCCCACCCATTTATCTGGTCTCCGCTATTCCAATCACCAGTACGGGTAGTATAACGGAAGAAAATACGCTTACTTTCGGTGTCAATAGTGAAAAATGACTCCTTTACACCGACTGAGCTCTGGTCTGAGATGGTAATACGGGATTTTGTAGTCTCCCATGAGTCTTCACGTATCTCATAGAAGTGAGAATGGTAGGTCCACACTGGAGCACACTGTGGACAACCCTCTGGGTCAGTGGTATTAGGGCAACACTTAGCATTACTGATGATATACTGTGAGGAAAATATAGGTCCATTCCACGGATACGACGTATCATACAGATAATAGAGGAATTGTGAGTCATAGGAGTCCTCAAAACCGAGGAATCTAGGCACTGCTGCCTTAACAGCACCGCTTAAACCATATGACCACTCGAAAAATGCATCATTTGATAGTGCTTCTACGTTATCTGGGTTACCCCAACCGTTAACACAGGGTGGTCCTTCAACATTATTACCACTACTGTCACGCATCTGACGATACATGAACTCAGACCATCCACCATCAGCTTCATCATAGTCCTGTTGAGCATCATTAGTATAGGCATACCAACCAGACTTATTAATACACTGCCCAGTAGGACCTTTCTTACCAATATCAATGACTGTTTTGTTGGGTTGGTCTGGTATATCAGTCTTAAATACCCAAGCAAGGATACCCAGATATGAATATTCCTTGTCTAAAGCGTTTAGAGGGGCAACTGGTGAGTTGTCAGCGAGGTTTACTTCCTCACTTGGGTCTATACAATAGAAATGATCTGGGTCAGGATGCAAATATTCGTATAAAGGGACTGGTGTTTCGCCTGGACCACAGTATGCTTGAGCATGTGCCTCTGTAGCAAACCCATATCCTAGTAAATTACACTCCTCATACTTGTTTCTACCACAACCTGTGCCATTTAATCCAGTAGGAACGTTACTACCAGCACATAGTTGGGTATCATCAGGCCAATAAGAATACCATTGCTTGATAGGTACAGCATTCTCTACTGCCTTTTTACTTAACCAAAAGACAGGGGCACCACTTCTAGGCTCTTTATTATATCCACTCGCTGCTTTCTTCCAAGATTCATTCTCGCAACCCATATCCTGTCTTTGTATCTCAGGAGTATTGGTATACTTGTGGTCGTCCTTAGACCCTCTGTAATGCCTGTATATGGCAGTCCTAGAAGCACCTAGGATAGTTGGGTCATCATCGCCTAGGTAATGAACTATATCCTTACCCAATGGCATACTTCCTGGACCATGACCCTCGAAAGTAATATTATAGTCTTGTCCAGTACCTACCCCAGGGTAGTCTCCATGTGAACGATAGTCTCCGTTAGGTGGACGCTTAAACGTCTGCACAAAGTTACCATTCTCAGTAGGGTTGGGAAAACTTCTACCAGTCTCCTGGACGTATGCGGGCATCTATTGGGACTTCTCTTCTAAGGTATTTAGTCTCTCAAACAGATTATCCAGCAATTGCTTTAGGTTAGAATATTGGTCGTCACCTGGAATTTTATACTTAATCATATCAGCACCAGGAGGAGGGATTTTTTGCAACGCCAATTCCAGGAACTCTACTCTCTTAGTAAGAGTCTTAATTGCTTCTGATTGTTTTTGAAATGCCCAGTTAATGAATTCTGCATCGCTCTCAAACTGAGGTATCTCTGGTTCTATTGTTTCGGTTACGTCACCATGCACGTATTTTCCCATAATGCCACTCGCTATTTTTTTCCAGACGCTAATTTTTTATAAGACTAATAATGTTAATAATCACTAATAGCGTTAAACAAATCTGATTGTATCTCATTCATTCACACGGGATAAACAAAGAGACCCATCTGTCTCCTCTGTATATTCTAACACATCACCAACTTCCCAGTCAAACTCTGAAAGTAATTCGTCAGGTAATTGTAGATATATCTCACCATATTCATCCTCATGTATTTCTAAGGTGTATCTTTTAGACATAATAGTTACATTTTCTTCACTCATCTGCTTTATGTAGTGCTCTCACGAATTACACCTACACAAGATGTCTGATATAACATACAAGAAGGATGTGTAAGGTCATCTATTCTACTTTCCTCTTGCCATACCTGATGAAGAATAAACTTATTACCAAGATACATTGCACCATGATTGGGTGACCTATCCTTCAGTTTCACTGAGTAACCACCTCCCAATGCCTCGCTGTATATCTTATAGAGGAGTAGGTCATTCTTCTGTATAACTGAGAAGTCTAATGGCTCACCCCACTGAGGTTTTGTAATCCATACCCCATTCTCTTCTGCTACCGCCTCATCCTTGAAAGACGTATACAGTCCTGCGAAACTCTTCAAGTCCCTGTCCAATTCCATCTTGACATACTTCTGTATAACCTCGTAGCACCCTGGATAACGTCTACCAGGCCACGGGCGACCTATCAAGTCTTTATACTTTTCTTCTAGGTCTTGTTTTTCTTTCAACCTCTGGGGACTCGACATACTGGGGGAATTTTTTTACTGGGAAATATTTTTCTATCGGCAGGATACTGTTGTAGGTTAACGATAGGGAAGTTATTAATATAGGGACGGAAATAACTGTCCCTATATGTTATTAACTGTTATGCTACTATGTATTAATTACTCCACATATTGCACATCATAACATAACCCTTCCGCTATGTAATAATCACATAATTGTTGATACTGTAACAGGGTATCATTTAACCCCGTATCTATCAACAACTGTGCCATTTCGATTGTATCATTTAGTCCTAGTAATCCTTTATCGTAATTATCAAGAATTGATGCAATCTTTCCTGGAATTGTCATTAGTTTCCCTCCGTTAATCGTGTTGCATCAAGTAATGCTAACTTCTCAGATTTAAAGGGTCCATACTTACTACAATTAGGGTAATTATACGACCAAAAGTGTTTCCTACCTCTTTCCCACAGTTTAACATCTACAGGGGGAAATTGTGATTGAATTGTTGTTACTTTAGTCATAGCAATAAAGGGCAAGAAAGGGCAAAGAATAGGGGGGCGATTAGGGGCATGTAGTTAACACATAGTGTGGTTAATCCTCATTGATTGTTTCATCTGTGGTGGTGTAATCGTCCTCGAATAACATATCATCAACCCAATCAGATTGCAAGGGGTTGTAGTTAGTTTCGTCCACTGTGATTGTCCTCCGTATGTGTTTTAAACTGTGTGCGGGGTTTGTTATACTTTTCCACAGGACTTGTGGAATCGTTAACATTTTGTTGCTTGTAATTAGACTTCGATTGTTTACGTTTTTCCCTTAAAGATTTCGCTTTATGTGATGAATAAGGGTCATTACGTTTGTAAGTCCTTCCCATTGGAATTGTGCTAACAATGTAATAATAACCGAAAACGATTGCAATGTCAAGGTATTAGTGGGTTTTGACATATTTCGTTAGGTTGTTGACAAAAAAATCTCGGTATGTTACGCTCTAAGATAACACTAACTAGAGTCTATATTACAGTCTTTAAATAACACTCTAATACATTTATTTGCATATTTAAAATATACACTATTTTCCACAAGTATGTCCGCTAATTGTGAATTACCTGTGGAAAACTTCATTGAATTGTTGTTAATTAGTGAATGAATTAGCATTGTTTGTTATTACCTCATATACAAATATCCACCTGCCCAATCACATTTAGCGAAGCAATCGTTAGGGTTAGTTAATAAGTTATATCTTACATGTTTAGCAGGTTTGTTATAACTTGCTGCTTTATATACATCACCATTCTTTACATCTACAAAGCAATGTACTGAATTATCAAATGTTAATTTGTAATACTTTCTTCCCTTGCTTACTTTACATTTAATCTCTCTACTTCCATATGCATTCTTATAACTATCATCTACACAATTTGCAAGAATATATACATTTTCTTCTATAGTCTGTGTGTCATTAATGTTAGAAACGATTGTTGATAATTTGGGCATAGTTGTTAGTTAATAAAAAAAATAGCGTGGGTAGTTGTTAATTAAGGGGAGATATTGTTTAATCGTTGAGTATACTTAATTTCCTGGATCTTGGGGCATTGTATACACTTTGGGGTTGTAATTTGATTGGATTAGTGTTAATTACTGTCTGATAGATTCTCAGCAATGTATCACTATTCATTGTATCCTTAGTTGTTAGTGAAAGCATTGAAATTAACCTCGTAATGTGTTATTTAGTAGTGATACCAGTAGGTATAAAGAAAGAGGGGAGATTATCCCCTCTAAGTGTCATTTATGATGCTGATAGGTAAGCATCAATTACTGCTAGTAATTCGTTGCCTGATTGACATTTAGCGAGATCTTCAGATAGAAAACGCAAAGCAACATTCACTGAGTTTGACATAATTAAGGCAACAAATAAAGGACGTTGAATAACAGTTTAGCGTCATGTTTAGGACGATTGAGTGTTAGTCTAACTCAACATTCATACCTGAGAAAAATGGCATTGTGCCCATTTTGTTTCCACTTAGATACCATGTCCAGTCTTTTTGAAACACTCGGCAACCGTAAGAAACCTCGTCTAGCAATGCATTTAGACGTGATTTAGTTGTATTTGATTGCCATCCACCGTCAAAGATTTGCACAAATGTGTCACCCACTCTAGCAATTAGATTGCCATGTAAGTATACATTAGCAATGCGATCTTCCCAAGTCACTTGTGTATTTGCTTTCGAGAAGTTTGTGTTACTTCTGATTGCTGAATTCATTTGTGATTCGATTTTACGCATGTTTGAAAAGAGTTGTTTGTAAGAATGAAAATCGGTTGGTTTCCCTCCGATGTCTTTATTATAGTGCATTTCCGTGTCCTGTGCGGGAATAGTGGACACTTTGCGGACTAGCACACCGCATGAGTGTGTGTGCCATCTATGAATATATCATTAACTATTCTTTCGATTCTTTTATAACACTTAGTGCCATAAGATTTGTGAATAGGAATAACACAATAACCAGTGGATTTGCGATACAAACTAACATTGCCAGCAGGAAGATTGCCTTCTTTAATGTTAATGGAATCTTGCTTATTAAGTCTAATAACTCTACCAATACTTTGTGCCATTTCGATGACGTTAAGGTTTCGCAAGAATAAAGTATGAGTGAGTCCACTAACATTAATGCCTTCTGATAAAATCGAGTAATGAAATATGACGAATTTCTTGTTATCGTCTTCACCCCATTGTTTGAGAGTTTCAAAGAATGTCGTGCGATTGACTTTAGTTTTGTTAACATAAGCACCAAATTTACTTGTAATGTGTAATACTTCATACCCACGAGTTTCTAACTCTTTGAGTAGAGAAGTATGTCCTAACATGTTATTTAAAATCCTGGAAGATGGGACACTAATTAACACTTTAGGTGTATCAGTTGTTGTTATTGAATCAATGTAATTTTCA